TTGTCATAATGTTTTCCAGCTATAGGATCATCTTTAAATTGATAAGCTCTTATCCATTCGTCTAAAGCTGATGCATCTATAAAACGATCTACATCTCTCATATCATTATAAGGGCCTCTGTTACTAATAGGATTTTTATATCTTCCTTCTCTAATAAACTCTTCTTGCCTCATTCTATTCATGGTATCTTGTCTTGTTTCTTGTCTCTTACGAAAATTTGGATCTTGTCCTAATGTTTCTCTAAGACCTAACCACATTTGTCTAAACTCTGGATCTTTATCTTTCATATGATGTAAAGTTTCTCCAGCTATAGTAGAAGCAATCTCTTCTGGTGTTTTAGAATACCTTGGATTTATTTCTATAGTATGTTTATATCCATATTCTTTAGAGTCATCATAATCACCAGAACGATATTCTGAATGACCTTCCATATCTGGTTTCATAACTATGTTTAAATTATCTAAATATCTTGCTTGTTGTGGGTATTTTTCTCTTACAATGTTTTTTGCTGCTTCTAAACCTACTTCCCCTCCTCTACTCATCATTTCCGGAGCATTTTGAGGCACTTGCCCTTCTACGGGCCTAGAAGGTACCATAGCTTCATTTTGCATGTCTTGGGGTACCCTAGTACCAAAACCTTGCTCAGAGGGCATTCCTTGCTCATTTATGGAGGCCATTTTTTCAACTTCGTCTGGATATAGGCCATTTTGAGCTTTAAACATCAATTCATTAAACTCTATAAGTACAGGGTAGATTTCTTTTAGTCTATTCTGTTCTTCAGGAGTTAAATTCTCTTGAATAAGACCAGCAATTTGTTCTCCTTCAGCAGCAGGACTTCCGGCAGTCAACACTTCATGGTCTAATTGTGCAAAATCCATCATCCGTAGTTTGTACCTCCTCTTCCTCTAGGAAACATTCCTACAAGGTTTTTATAAAGCATGTCATATGGTGTGGCATCTTCTTCCCATGTGTTTAATGCTGTTGCTACAGGACCTGAATATGTTTGTTCAACAGAAACATTACTTGGAGCTGGTACCCAAGTGCTTCCATGATAGCTGTGTTTCCAATATCCTGTTTGTGTAGTACCACCTACTCCACCTCGGCCTCCACCAACAGTTCTAGTTTGATATTGACCTCCTTCAGAAGGAGTAACAGTTTTACCTGATGCAAAAGGAACTTTTGTCCATTCGTTAGATAGTACGTTTGGATCTATTCCTACAGATTCGGCATCTACAAGACCACCACGTTCTAAAGCTGTTTTTTGATACCATTGATTAAAAGATGTTAACTTATTTTCATAATCTTGTTGACTTGCTATTGGCACACCTCCTACAGAAGGAGTACCTGTTATAAGACCATCTGTTTCAAATATTTTACGAGTAATAACACTAGGATCAACATATCCACTGTCATTCATAGTGTCATATCTATTCATTCGTGGATCATTAGCTATTGCGTTTGCCCAACGAGTACCATTAAATTGTAAACCAAAGTGTTTTACATATTGATTTACATAATCAGAAATGGTTCCCACCATTGCCTGTCCAGCAGCTTTATTATATCCATTGTAACCATATCCTCCAGTTGCTGTTAGCCTATTCTTTTCAGCTTTAAACTCTGCACCTCCAAATGCTGGTTTTTGTCGTTTACTAGATTGCCATGCTCCCATTAAACTTTTAAATGCTAACATTAATGCTACAGGAACTTGTGCTCCGGGTATAGTCATTCCTGCTGTTAGAGCAGCTGCATCAAACTGTCCTTCTGGAGTACCTGATTTTAATCCTTTGTAAATACCATATAAAGAAGCTGCATGACCTAGATATTTTGCTGCAGTTCCAGCATATGCTCCTGCTGTTGATGCTGTTGATGTTCCTGCTTGTGCTGCAAATTGGCCTTGCCCAGCTAAGGAGGCTGCTGGTGCTGCACTTAAACCTATACTAGCTTGAGTAGCTGTTGTTCCTAATCCTGTAGCAAAAGGTGCAGCATATGTAGCTAAATCCATTCCTCCTTGAACTAAAGCTGCAGAAGGTGTTGTGTAACCTCCTACACCGGCTTGAGCTTGTACAGCATCGGGTCCAAATAGATAGTCTTTGGCTTGAGCATAATAGTCTTTACCTTTTTCCCAAGCTACATCGGCTAATGTATCAAAACCTGTTTCTCCTACGTAGTCTGAAGGAAGATCAGCCATATCTCCCCCAGCTAAAGATACAGGCTCTAAACCTTTATCGGCTTGTCCTGTAAAAGTAGAAGCTGATGGTATATCTCCTAAAGAAATACCTCTGTGTTGAGGCATTGTAGCTGATAGTTTAGTTGTTGGCCCTTGAAATTTTTGTAATTCTCTTAACTGTGCAGCTACTGGATCTACATACGTACCAAGTTTTTTACGTTCTTTTTCTTTCTCCTCTTCAGGAAATAACATAACAGCTTCAGATATATCTGATTCTAAAGGTTCACTACCTCCGGGTACATCAAGTACCTGCTCTTTTTGTTCTATTTCAGGTACATCATATCCTTCTGGCTTTGTTAAGTCTGGATCGTACATAGAAGCAGCAAACTGTGTTGCAAACGGATCTGCTTCTACTCCAATTTTAGGTTTATTTAAATTAGATATAGCATCTGAAAAAAATACTTGAGAAAGATTAGTATTAATAGCCATTATTTTTTAGAATTTTCCTTTTTCATATCTTCGTAATTATTCCTCAAATTGAGGAGCATTGCCAGCAAACTGGCCTTCCCCTGCAGCCGGTACACCTCCAACTCCGATTGTGCCGTTACCAGAGCCTGTAAGGTCTGTAGGTTGAGTGCCTTGAGCAGGTTGCTGAGGGGTTCCCATGTTTGTGGGTTGCCCAGCACCGGTGCTAGGGCTTTGAGGGCTTCCTGATTCTGGTTGTTGTTCTGGTTGGACATTCTGCATTATTCCTTTTAACATTTCAGCATAGATCTGTGCTTGGTTCATATCGTTAACAAGACTGTCTGGATCTATATCTTGAGAAATAGCTAGTTCTTTTATAAGATTTGGTATCTTTATAAATGGAGCAAGCATAGGATTAGAGACTGTTTGTAATAAACCAATAAGTCGTTGTGAACGAACTTCTTTCTGCATAACAGAAGCTACACCTTTAGGTTTAATTTCAAGATCTCCTTCTATATCAGGATTCTCCATGTTAAACTGCATATTCCATTGAAAAAAAGCTTCTCCTATAGGTTTGAGAAGATGATCATCAAGATTCTTTATAACAGTCTTAATAGATAAGCCGGCTGATCCAAGTAACATAGATAAGCCAGCAGCTGTTCTGCCTGTGCCAGTAACACCTGTCTGCCCATGCATTATACTGGGTATACCAGTTTCTTCATCTGCAAGTTGCCTTGCTTTATCATACATTTGTATATTCTCACCTGCTGTATTTGGAAATTTTATACCGTTTACAGCAGTTCCTGTAACACCAGACTGTCTTCGGAATACTTTACCGGGAAATATTTCATAGTTCTGGCCCGGTACTAAAGAAGTTTCATCTACGTCAAATACAAGATTTCCAGCTAAAGATAAATTATCTATAGCCATACGTACATGACCATTCATTAGTAATTGTGCATCTTCCATGTTTTCTGGTACACCAATACCCCATATTTGATATGGACTTATTTCATAAGGGAATATTTGGTAAGGTATACGCATTGGAGTAAATGGATTCATAACAGCTCGTAAAATTTGATTACCACAAATCCAAACATTAACTTGAACTTGTCCTAAATCATCTTCCGGAGCATCCATTCCTATTTCTCTCATAAATGATGAATCTACACATCCCCAATATTCAAGTACTTCATATCGTTCTGAGGCACTTCTATCTAAATGGTTGTCATCACGTATAACACTTTCAAAGTATTTATCTTGGTAATTTCCTCCACCAGATAATACTTCTCCAATAGCATCTGAATCAAACATAGGCATATCCATAAGATTACGAATTTGTGTTCGATTCATTTTGTGTCTTTGTATTACGTAATCACAATCTTCCATGTTTGTAGCCATAGGATCAGGATAAAGATCCCAACAAGATACAGTTTCTATTTTAGGAATATCTCTATAGTAAGGTTGATATTCTTTTTCTTCTCCTGTTCTTACCCATTTATGCACTGTTTTTGTATGAGTGAAAGGTCCTTTTACTATTCCTGTACCAAGTAATACAGATTCAAATATCGAGTTTCTAAGAGTTGTAACAGCATTAGTTCCTGTCAATTGATCATGAATAACTTTTTCCATACGTCTTGCTGTTTCTTGAGCAGGAGATATTTGAGGTTCACCCATTTTAGATGGGCCTTGAGCTATTGGTGCACCTTCAAATTCAGGTGCTATTCCTCCTAAATAATCTAAACTACCTGTAGCTTCTGTAGCTCCGGGTGGTAAATCTCGACCATCTCCAGCAAAACCATAAGGATCTTGTGGCATCATTTGTTGATCTAAAGGTGTTTGTAAATGTGCATATTCAGCTACACCTTCAGGCACAGGAGTAGATTCTACTGTTAATGGAAACTTTTTATTTGCAAACAGTATATCTACAATCTGCCCATAAGCAGCTAATACTTTTGTTTTGGTTATTTTTATAAATACTTTAGATTTTTCTGTTGATGTGTACTGTGTAGTGCTATCATAGATACCTCTAAAATTTTTATAAGCTTTTAACCATCGTTCTTCATGAACTTCTCTTCCATCTTCTGCTTCTTTTTGTCTTCCTTTTATTAAAGATATAAGACCGGGTGCATCATCTGGATTAAGTTCACCTGAAACGTCAACAGGATCACTCATATGTTTATCCTTTATTATTATTTATGAGATTTTGATTGGCCCATAATCATACCTAGCTGTGCAGTGTGTCCACTACCTTTGCCAGAAGATGATGTTACAGACTGCTCAAAAGCACCACTATTTTCACCCATTACGTGTGAATCTAGTCCTTCACGGTGTAATGAACTTTCATTAGCTTCATTCATTTCACCTTGCTTTTTCATTTGGCCCATAATATAGCCAGATTTGTAAGCTCCTTCTACTCCTTTTGGCATAGTTGCCTCCTTTTTAGTTGGTTGTTATTAATATTAAGCATGTGGTATATTTTGCATATCCATCAGCAAAATTTCTTCTTCTGGGGATAAATATGATCCCTCTTCTTTTTTTAACTGTAATAATTTTTGATCCATAGGTTCCGGTTCTGTTCCAGTATAGCTTTCTGTAGTAACTTTCCAAAACTCATCTGTTTCCATTTGTTTAGCTCTATCATCAGTATAGTAATCTTCAGGAACTTCATTTGCAAATACAGCATATTGGCCAAGCACTTCTCCTGTTCTTTGTTTTGCTGTTCTACTATATCTAAAAGGTTCTAAAACCTGTGTGTAAGGAAGAGCTTTTGCACTACCTTTTCCTATATTAGATAATATTCTAGAAATTATAGATTTAGGCCTAGCTTTTTCTACTACTTTTTCTTTTTTATTTATTTTTTCATCTAATACTTTTTCTTTTTTTTCTATCTGTTCAATTTTTTTATCTACATTTTCTTCAACTTCATCTAACTGTATATCTAATGCAAGATTTCTACCAGTTAAATGATCAACATGTCCTTTTAAAGCTGCTTGAGAAGTTCTAGGAGTATTGCCTATAGCTGTACCTGATAGATTTATCCCATGTTTTTTAGCATTGTCTGTAATGTTATGTCCTGCAAGATCTCCAAAAATTATTTTGTACATATTATCTAAATCATCAGCTAATGTAGTAAGTACTTTAGGTATGTTTTTTCCTAATGTTGATAATTCTGCTTTAGTTAATCCTTGACTTCCATAAAATTTTTCACCTACTGTTTTTACAGCATGACCTAAAAATCTAGATAATTTTTCAGCATTATTAAAAGTAATAAATATTCGAGATGTTTGATTTCTTAAATCACCTATAGTAAAACTTTTAGGATTACCCGTATTATTATGTATCCAATTTACATTATTTTTTTTAAAAATCGGTTTTAAAATTGCTGTAAGTTGGTTAGCCATTGTTGCTGTATTTGTATGCCATAATTTATTTTGCCACCCTTGTTGTTTAGCTAATTCTACTTGTTGATTTATTACTCTTCTATGAACGTCTCCTAAATCATAATTTTGATAAACTTTTGCTGCTTGTTCTCCTGTTCCTTTTGTAATTATATTTCTAAAAACACCTTCATCTACAGTATAATTATGTCTTGATACTCCTTGCACTAAATGCTCTTGACGTAACCCAGCTGTAGTCATCATTATTAAATAATTTTTTAAACTTAAAGATTTAGGATCTCCTTTTTTAGTCAATTCTGTAATAGCTTGATTAATAGAATTTATATAACCTCGTAGATTAGGAGTATGAGTTATTTTTTTACCTGCTGCTGATACGTCTTTTAATCCTGTTTCGGCTCTTCTTGCTTTAACGTCAGCATCTCCACCAATAAACGGATTTTCTGTATCCCCAATACCTCCAGCTCTAATAAGTTGTCTGATAGTTTGATACCTATTAGTAACAAAATTTTTAGCTTCTAACTTTTTTACATTAGCTTCTGTTGTTAATGTTTTTACAGAATCCGTAGGTTTAAAACCCATATTTAAAAGATCTTTATAACCTAATCCTTTGGTTTGCACATTTTGTAACCCACCGGTTTTTATAATTTCATTATAAGCCTGTTCTATTGTTAATAATTTTTTACCCATAATAATTAATATCCAAATACTTGATCTTGTGGTTCATATTTCTGTGTGTACCGAGTCATTCTATGAGGACTGTGTACATTTACTAAAGTTCTACTCATCACCATATATCTCAACGCATCATACGCATGGTCATCAGCTTTTGTATCAACGTCTTCAGGGTTTGTTTTAGACAAGGGCAATGTAGGTAAAGTTCTAATAAGATTATTACAATGGGAAAAAATACGAACACGAGGATTTCCGTAGTCATCACAAGCTAACCTTCGATGTACTTCTATCTTTCCTGCCATACGATTCCGATCTGCCGGTATCCATCTTACTCCTCTTCGTATCATTGTCTCTGCTATACTAGGTCCTAACCCTGTTTTATTCCAACATGATGAGTCTAATACTGCATGTTGCATTTGTGGATCTTCACGTTCCATCTCAGCAATAGTGTCTCCTAATCTTTCTCCTGTAAACCCTTTAACATAAAGTTCTCTGTATATCCAAATATTGTTATCCCAGTCTATTGCACCCCAAAGTATACAAGAAGGGCTGCTGTAGCCATAGTCACCTGCTCTTACTCTTGCCCAACCTTCTGGTATATCAAAAGGTTCTACAACATGCATACTTTTACTAAACTCTGTAAAGGCTGCACCTTCGGCTACATCCCAATCTCCTTCTAATAATCTTTTTCTTTCTACCTCTGGTAACGACATCAACATAGCTTCATATTGACCGTCATCAAATAAATAAGGATTATCTGTTAATCTTGCTGGTACAAACTTACGTAAAAACAAAGGTTCATCTGATTTTGTATGCCTAGTTGGATAACGTAATATTTCTCCACTGTCAAAATCCCTAGCCCAAAAAGGTTCACCGGGTGGTGCATGATCTAGATACATCTTCTTTACCCACCAACCTCCAACACCACCGGGGTTAGCTGTACAACGCATGTACATATTAAGGTTTGGATCGGTTGTTCTTAAACGAGATCGTAAATAATTCCAAACGTAAGGTGTAGGATACTGTGTTATTTCATCTATACCTATCCAATTAAAAGCTTGTCCTTGGTATCGTGTTACATCTCTGTCATCATCTACATACGAAAACCATATCTTTGCTCCAGATGGAAACTCCCATGTTGATTTAGCTTGTTTAAATACAGCACCGGGAAAAGCTTTGGTGTACACTTGTCTACTTTTATCTATCAACTCTGTTAGTTCAGCAAGTGTTCTTCTTAGTAGTAACCCTCTATGATTAGGATTAGAAGCATCTCGTAACACATCAGCTAAAAGAGCATAAGATTTACCACCACCAGCTGCACCACCATAAAGTATATCTCTTTCTGGAGATTCTAAAAATACTGTTTGAGGCCCTTCGTTTGGTCTAAACACAACATCATGGTCTTTTAAATGATCTCGTAACTTTTTTGGTATGTGTTTTAAATCATCTGTTGTTACAACAGTTTGACTTCTACCTTTTAACGCATCATCTACTTTTTTTGTTGCCTCTTGAGCTCGTTTAGCTGTTGCCCTAGCTTTCTTTGCTTGCTTCGTAAGCTTCTCTGCTCTTTTTCTTTTTTCCGAAAGCTGTTTTTGTGTAGCTAACTTTGCTCTCATTCGGGAAGACCAGTTATACTCGGATTTTGGCTCTCCGTCTTTCTTAACTGGTCTGCCTCGTCTTTTCTTTTCTTCTTCTATAGGTATAATCCTTTATTCATACGTTTTGTTAATCCGGGATTAGATATTTTTCTACCTGAAGCTGTACTTAACCATCTTGCAGCTTTTGCTGGACCAACAGTTCGTACATATTCAAAAGCTCTGTCTAATAATTCTAATTCTCTTTCTACAGGTTCGTAACTTTTTGAATCTTCCGATAACTTGTATCCAAAAGGTATAGTACTAGAACTTCTATTTACTCTTTGCATGAACAATCCTCACATTGACCTTCTTCTGTACAAGTACAGTTCTCACAGGTACAATCTTCACACTTTTCCCAAGTAGCTTTCCAGCCATCTTCTACTACTAACTTTTCTATCATTTTTGAACTAAGCTTCCTCCAAAGTATAATCCTACAATTGCAGACATTAAATGTGTATCTAACGGTGTAATAACAACACCTGTAAATATCTTATCCATAACCACTTCTTTTTTATCTATAAGAAACCAAAATCCGGGTTCAAACTCTGTCCATGTAAGAACTACGTTGGTATCAAAGAATACAGGAACAAGTTTTGGATAAGCAATAATCATGAACACAGCAGTTAAAGCAATAATTCTTCGTGTCCATTGAAATCCTTTGTTTTCATACTTTCTTGCTTTGTCAATTTCATCCATTTGAAATTTACCTCTAGCAAGAAGCATCTTTTGTTGATTAGCTTTTTCTTTAGCTTTCTGTCCCCAGATAGTCATAACACCACCTAGTAAACTTGAGCCAAGCATCGTAAGCATTTCTACGGGTAAGCCAGCAAGCATTTTTCTCTCCCTATTGTCCAGCTAACGGATTTGATAAAGCTCTTTGCAGCTTTGTATCAAATCGGTCTTCTAAATTTTTCATTTCGTCTGTTAAAAAGTCTTGTCTTCTTTGTGCACTTTCTTCTATAGATGTACGTTTTGCATCAAATCTATCTGAAGCATGCTGTATAAGATTATTAAGATTCTTTCCAGCATCTCCTATCATATACTGAGTGCTTGTTTCTAAATCTGATATTTTACTGTGTACACTTCTATTTAATTCTCTGTTGTCGTTTACAATTTGGTCCATGCTATCTTGTAACTTATACATATCATTTTTCAAATCGGTTTTAATAGTTCTTGCATCATCTTGTGCAACATCTACTAACTCTTTTACAGCATTTAACTCTGTGCTTACAGTTGTTTCAATACTGTTTAGTTTTTCTTCTAGTACATTTAATTCTAAATTAAAACCAGAAAGATCAGGAGCAACGTATGCATTTATCTTTTTCTCCATAGCTACCCATCGTGCATATCCCTCAAAGCCTGCCCATATAGCACCAGCTAGAGTTCCTAACAATGGGAAAATTAATAATAATTTACCACCTTTAACTTTAATACCTTGATATTCTACTTCACTCATATTGTTGTTGTATCATTTCTTCCATTTGTAAGCTTGATCTAACAGAAATGTAATTACCTAATGGATCTGGCAATACATTGTTTTGGTATATATCTTTTGTTTCGTACCAAGAAGGCTGTATCACAGGTTGTTGATTACTGTAAGTAGATATATCTGGGCCTAAAGCATTTACAAGAGCTAATGTTGTCATTTGTGCTACAGAATCATATGCACTGTCCATAGCTATTCTTATTCTTTTTGCTTTTTCATTTTTAGCTATCTGTTCTTTTGTAGGTTTGTTCTCAGCTACTTCTTCTTTTGGCTCTTCAGTCTTTTCTACTTTTTCTACAGGAGCTTCTTCCTCTGTTTCTTTTTCAGCTACTTCTTCTTTTGGTTCTTCTTTTGGTGTTTCCTCTTGTGCAACCTCTTCTTTTACTTCTTCCTTTACTTCTACTGGCTCTGGCTGTTCTGCTGCTACTTCTACAGGTTCTGCTTCAGATTCTGCAGGTTGCTCTACTTCTGTAACTTCTACCGGCTGCTCTATTTCTACCTCTACAACTTCTGGTTCTGGCATTGTTTCTGGCATCGGTTCATTTGCACTCATATCTTGTACAGCTACTTCTACCTCTTGCATAACTTCTTCAAATGTTACAGCTTCTATCTCAATGTCTGGTACCATAACTTCCATTGTTTCCATTTCTTGTGGCATATCTGAAAACATGTCGTTCATACCCATGTCTGGAGCAAGATCTGGCATTTCTATTTCTATCGGCATAGCCATGTCAAAACCTTCTATTGGCATATCCGTATCTGCTTCAGGTTCTATCGGTGCTGCATCAAATGTTTCTATTATATCATAAGTTATTATGTCTTCAAACTGCATAGGCTGTACTATTTCTACCCATGTTTCTACAGTTGTTGTTACAACATTATAATTAACTGTATACTGTACATTATCCATATAATAGTCATTATAACCACCAATACTTATAAATACCTTGTCTAAATCTCCTGCAAAATCATACTCACCAGAATAATGCTGTGCTGTACCATCGTTATCTAAACTTATTAGCCCTGTTTCCCACTGAAGAATATTATCATTATATCCTTTTGTTTCAAAATACGTTCCGTATGTATTGTTTGCAGCATTAGCTAAATCTAATTCCCATTCTAGTGCACCTCCATCAGAGATGTGAAACTGTGATATATCAACATACTGTTGAAATGTTGTTAAACTGGAAGATCTGGCTTTACCACACTTTCCAGTACCCTCACCAAATATGGCTGTACAATCAACCATACCGTGAATTGGACCAACCCCACCCCAGTCAATGTCCATATCTCCCTCGTACTTGCTGGTTACGATGCCTGTATCTCCATCGAGAATATCACCTGTTGTTTTGTGTTCAACAGTTGTCGTTGTTTCTGTTACCTCTCTAATATCTCCCTGTACTTCTATCTCTTGAGTTACAGTTGAGCCCTCATCGAGCATTTGAGCATTAGATAAAGAGTAACATGAGAAGAACAGAGAAGATGCCAAGAGCACCTTCATCACTGACGACTTCTTCTGTTTTAACATTCTCTTTTTTCCATTCTTCGTAATCTGGTCGTTTCTCAGGATTATTAGCCCACTCTTTTGCAGCTTCAAGTCCTATTTTTCCTTTGTAAGGGCAGGGGGTGCCTGCCATATCCATAGCTTGAAATATTCTTGCATCTTGACAGAGCATGGCTATGGCTCCTACTTTCATTCCCATACGGTATAAAGCTCTTGATAACTTTAACCTTTCACAATTCATATCTCTTACAGCTGTTCCACCAGCTAAACCAAATATCTGTGTTTGTAAAGCTCCTGTAGCAGCAAAACTACAAACATCTTGGTTGTTTACAACTACTGATGGAGCCGAGGCTGTATTTGGGGTTCTATCAACAGTAGTTGTTCCTGAAACGGTAGAGGAAGTTGATGTTACAGTATCTGCAGCATATGATTCTAAAGCACAAGCTGAGAATAATAGCATTAAACACAATGCCAAACAGCTTAGTATAAAAACATTTCCTCTCCGTTTGTTCTTCAATATCTGACCTTTCGTACCCCACCACCTTGTGCATATTTTTTAACAGAACCCCCATGGGCTTTTCCATCGTAAAAATATTCACGAGCTTTTTGTTCGTTATTTTTATTTTTTGGATCTATGGTTTTCCAAGGTCCTTTAAAAAATTGTTCAAAAGATAGTTGAGCTGAATAGTCTGTCATTTTTATTTATACCTCTGCACATGCATAGCAATTGATTTCAAGACCTACAGATATTTCTTTAATAGATGGTGATTTCCACATGTTGTTACTCCTCATTGATTGTTACAGTTGGCATAGCCTTTTTTGCTGGCATAAGAACTACACCATGCAACATCTTGCCTTCTACTTCTACTTTTTCTTGCTTTCCCAGTCCTACTCTATCTAACAAAGTCTGGGCAGCCTTCAATCTCAAC